TCAATATATTATATCAATATTAATAAATGTAAAAACGGAGCATTTTCTTAAAAATAAAAGTACATTTTGTTTTGTATTACAAATATTATTCGTATCTTTGTAATACAGAAAAGGAGATAAAAGACCGGATCACCTTCCACAAATTCCGCTTTTACTTCTTCTTGGTTGAGTGTTTAATTTAAAATATAAGATCATGGAAGTATTACTAAACTTACAAAACAAAAATGTAACGCTAAACGCCGTACATGTAGCCCCAGAGGGCACAAACTGTTGCAACCGTTTGAAGGTTCATTTTGATGTGTTTCAAGAAACGGCGAAAAAAGCCGCTATTATAAGACTATCAACGGCAAATAGTTTTGAACTGATTCACTATCAAGATAAACATATAGCGTTATTAATTCCTTTTGATCGCATTCAAAAGATTTCATATTAATAAAAAACCGGGTCGAGTTTGGCGACTCTTCCCGGCCTCCCTTTAAACTTTGCGTTTATCGGATCACCTTCCACAGTGATAACGCAAAGTTAAGGGAAAAACAAAGACAAACCAAGTTTCACCCTTTAAATTTTGCGTTATGAACACAGATTTATTAATTATCTATATTCGCAATTCTCGCGATATTTACGCGCTTACTGAATGGCTGCAAAATGCACTCTTGAAAAAAGTAAACCGCGGTTTAACTCCTTCCGTTGAATATCTTGCAAACTGTTCTACTATGAAAAAGATCGTCCGGATGGCGGCTAAAATGCTTTCCGATCAGGATCATAAGACCGCAACCAAGCAAGAAAAAGAACAAGCGGCAAGAGAACACGCGGCCTATATTATCGGATGCGTGGAATATCTTTCTAAATTCTAATAATAACTATTTTTCCGGGGTTGTCATGGCTCCGGGTTACTTCTTACTTTTCATTATTCACCCTTTAAAACTTTGTATTATGACTACTACAAATAGACTTTGTTACACAGTATCAAAAAGATATATTCAAGCCGGGACAACCTTTGAAATCAATGTTAAAATATTACTGGCTGATGATTGCAAAAATAATATATGCGATTGGAGTATAATGGCGGATATTTACGAACAACGCAAAAACGGGCGTTTCGTTTGGTGTGCTGGTGGTTGCTGCCATGAAGAAATACTAAAGCGTTTCCCACAGTTTAAAATGTTCGTTGATCTTCATTTGTCTAATCATTACGGCGCGCCAATGTACCCAGTTGAAAACGGGTTTTATCATATTACAAACAGCAGCAAAGAAACTGCAATTAACTATTTGCGTATTACAGAAACGGAGTATAATTTACTTTATCAGGCAGAAGATAAACAATACTTTAAATACCTTCTTTATACGCTTGGTATCGTTGAACGCTGGAAAAGAGAATCTAACGAGGCTATAAAAAAGCTGGAAGAGTTAACCGGGCAAATATGGGAAAACCCATATAAGCCGGAAAATGAACGTTTTACTTTGAAATTAACGGATGAAGAACGTACAACTATAACTAACAGAATAAACGAGGGTTATTATCGTCTTGAAGCTGTACAAGCGCGAAAAGACGAAGAAAAGCGCAAAGCATACGAGAAAAAACGCGCTGAAATAATTAACGATTGCAAAAAGAAACAACAAAAGGCCGAAAATGAAAAGCGAGTTATGCTGGCCGTTCTTGATGCCGGGTTATCAGTTTGTAATGTGATATATTACGATCATAGTAACGAGCTTGTTTTTAATTGGAAAGACTACGAAACAAAAGTAACGGAGAACGATTTTAATAAATTCGTTTCCAGTGTTAACCGTTCTTTGTTGCCTGCTGGCATAACTTTTAAAATGAAATAGCCATGGCAAAATATACGATAACCAATCAAAAAGAGTTACGCCGATCTTTTTGGGTGTTCTGCAAAGAGTTCGGAGGCGAATTTGAAAGAGAAGCCAACAAAAAGAAACATTCTTTTAAACTGGATTTTAATATAGCTTTCGGAGAATATAAAGACGGACTTTGTAAAGATGGCATTATATCGCAAAGTTTATACGAACGTGCAACACTTTATTAATAATAAGCTATGTTTTGTTTAATGCTGCTTTTATTCGGTGCCGTGGTGTTTATCTCTGGCACCGATCCCAAAAAATTAAAAGACTTCATAAATAAAAACGATCAATCAGACAAATTTTAAATTTATGGAGAAAAAGATATTATATCATATTGGGTTATATGGATTTAGAAAACTTATAGTTTATGTAATAAAGGATAACGGGGATAATATATCTATTGTTAGCCTTAACAAAGACGGTTCATTCCCTAACACGTTTGGAACTGTAATTTGCATAACATAAACGAATAATACAAACATTCCACCGCGCCGGGCGGTTTCCCGGCATTCCTTTAAACTTTGATATTATGACTGCTTATATAATAGAATCCCCAAACGGAGAAACGCACAAATTAGAAGTATTCCGCACCGCAACCGGATTTAGTGTTTATGTTGATGGCTCAAATATATGTGAGAGTATAACGGAGGACGATTTTTTGCAAGAGCTTGAAAACCCTACTTTCTAACATGGTGGGCGTAATTATTTGGCTAATAGTAGTTTTGTTAATCTGCTTTAGCGCGTTTGGCGGTCTTTGGCTGCTTCCTATTTACTTGCTTTTTTGCCTTGCTTTAGGCTTTTACTTTGGTGTAAAATATCTAACTATTTAATGTTATGAATGAAAAAGAATTTAATGGCCTCATTTTGGCCGAATTGGTTAAAATAGCAAACGACGTTTTTACAAATGAAATAGAAATAGCTCCCGGCACCTATACCGCCGCGGAGCTTGCAAAACTGAAAGATGCCAACGGTAACGAGATAAATATAAAATATCTTTGCGTTGATGCCAAACTAAATATAACGGATTTTAGGACTGTACAAATAAACAGCTTTAAATGTTCCTTTCCAGTGGATCAGGTTTTTAATCTTGTTTGGCAATTTGAAAAGCTGATAGGCACCAAACAAGCCAATAAAACAAGGTTTACCAAAATAGAAGAGCGCGAAAATATTGTTTGCTCCTTTGATATGTGGATTACAAAGGAACATCTAAATATCACTAAATTAGTAACAAAAGATCCTCTAAGACCGGTATTTAATTATATTTATCTTGATCCTTACAAATCGGCTTTAGTTGCTTCTGACGGGCGTACATTAAAAGAATACCCCGTAATTATTGAAACATCCGGGCTTTTGCCTGACGGCCTAAAATTATTTATCAATCCCAAACATTTAAAAGAAATGGTTGGCCGGTGTTCTGTTTGTGTTTGTAATCAGGAAGGCGGCAATATTACAGAAATAACCAACGATAAGAAACAAACCTTTGTTTGTGATTTTGCCGGATATTTCCCTAATTACCGGCTTGTGTACCCCAATCTTTCAAAAGACGGATTTATAAAGATTCAGAAAAGCGAATTAAAAGCGGTCGCCGGTTTTGTAAAAGAAATAGCCAAACGAAACAAAAAAAGCGGTTTTTCACTTCGTACTATTGCCGGAGATAATAAAGTTTATTTATCTTATAATGATGCAGACAGTAACGGACACAAAGAACTTTGTGCAACATTGGAAAAAGCCGCTTTAATTGATATAAAGCTAGGTTTCTTTGCATCAAACGTTATCCCCTTGCTTTCCGGCTGGACTGGTGGCGTGTGGCTGGTTGCACCTGATCGGGCGGCGGTCTTTGATGATAAGACGGCGCGTATAGGTGTGGTTATGCCTGCATTTATAAATGATTCTATTTGCCCGAACTTAAAATGTAATATAAAGGCTTTAGATCGCGCCAAAGCTCCGATCATCCCGGAAAAAGAACCGGTAAGAGAACCGGAAAAACATTTACCGGCCTTATATGTGGATGCACAAACGAAAACACCGGCGTTTGTCTTTGCTTTGGTAGCTCTGATAGATTTTATTTCCCGTTGGTTTTATCAGGATCAAATAAACAAAGCATTACAGAGGCTAACAATGTTAACCGAACTATCCGGCTTTTCTTTGCCTGAACTATTAACCGAATCAGTAAGCGAAGAAACAAACGCAAATGTACCCGAACCAATAACAGAGGATGAACCAGTACGCGCATACACACCCGAACTATTGTATATTGATCGGCCTTTGGTTTTCCCGGTGCCTATCTTCATACATAAACATGAACGAACTATCAGCCGAATCGTTGTGCCCAAACTATTGAATCACCAATGTATAGCGTTACTGTTTGTTTCCATGATGTTACCCAAACTATTACGGCGATATGTTTGGGGAACAATCCGACCAAAGGCAAATGCAGATGAACTATTTTGGGGCGATTTCAGACGTTTTCACACCAAAGGTAATCATCGAATCAGAGACGGAACAAAAGAGGCAAACAAGCCTAAATTACAGCCATTTCAAACGAATTATTACATATATCAATGAATTATTATGGAAGAGAATAAACAAGCCAAAAGAAGTTATCGCCGAAACAAACCGGTTACGAAAAGTAAGGTCTATGCTATTAGACTGGATATTGATTTGGTTGATTTTGTCAGAGAGCAACCGAACATGAGTAAATTTATTAATGAACTGATCCGAAAGGAGAAGGAAAATACCCAAAAGTATGAATCAAAAAGCAAAAGATTATATCAGACGTAACACTTTGGATTTGGAAAGTGACAACCGGATGGATTCTACCGGCTATGTGCAATATGCCATATCAGAAGCAAAAGCCTATGCAGCAATAGCGATAGCCGAAGAAGGAATGAGACAAAAAGCCATTGAAGCATTCAAATTTGCCGTTGATGGTTATTTTATAATTGGCGGTACCGATTATTCAGCCAGTAGATTAAATGAATTTATTAAAAAACTTGACTCTTAATATTTATGAGAATAATAAAATTCAGAGGCAAAAGCCTTAATACAAAGATGTGGGTATATGGTGATCTGAACCATAGAGGTAAAAGAACATTCATAGAGTATGAGGTTGATTGCAAAACAATCGGCCAATTTATAGGCAAAACAGATAAAGAAGGTACAGAAATTTACGAACATGACATTATTAGTGTTAATGGTAAATATCCCAAATTGGTTAAATACATAGATGAATATGCCTGCTTTTGCCTTGCCAATATCAGCGACTTAAATAAAGAATGGATGAACCCATGGCAACAAATTTCACCTGATTGGTGGAATGATTTCAAACGGGAAATTCGAGTCATAGGAAATGCTTTTGATAATCCTGAATTGATGAAAGAAGGGGTCAACCATGAATATGCCATATAGAACCAGTCGTGACTATCAGCTTCTTAAAAAGCTACTGGATGAAGGAAAAGAGATCGTATGTTTTACAGACTTTCCGATAGATAACCGGATTTTCCGCGATGTTTGTAAAGCAAGAAAAATAGGAGAAGGCCGATACTCCGTTACTTGCCGTGGTTGTGAATATGCTTCATTTTGGGAAAATCACAATTACAAATGGGCGTTTGAAGATGAAATGCGGATGGCTAATATAGAATTTATTGAACCAAATATTTAATTGATATGAAAGCTATTATAATATATTCAGGCAAAGGCGGCGTAGGCAAAACCACAACAACCGCAAATATAGCAAGATTACTTGCAAAACAAGGGAATAAGGTGTTTATCATTGATGCAGATATAAATACCCCGTCAATGAACACCGAATTTGAAGGCGATCATCCGCATGAAATGATTTGGGTACACTCTTCTGGAAATATGTTTTCCAAGTTTATTTACTTGGAAAAATCAATGGTAAGGCAATATCTTGAACTGGCTAAAAAGAAAATACACTCTATCAACCCGGATTATGTTCTTATTGACACGCCTCCAAGTGTTACAAACGTGCATATAGAACTTCTTAGTAGGGTAAAAGTAAGTTATGTGCTGTTTGTCACCCAACCCACGAAATTAAGCAACCAAGATGTATTGCGTACAATGGACTTCTTTCATGAAAGATGTGGGAAGGTTAATTGTGGTATTGTGGAGAATATGTGCTATGGTACAGAACATAATGAATACCCGATAAGACTTGTTGCACAAATACCCATGCAGGACAACATGAATACCGAAAACCTGCTAACCAATGCCTATAATGAGTTTCAAAAGATAGTTGATGAAATCGTACAGAGTGATATTGTTGTTCTTGAAGAATATTCCACCGAAAACGGATATGATGAAAACTTTGATGTTACGGATATACACATTACCGGCTCACGAAAACATTACTTTACCCATGAACTTAAATATGATAATGGTGTAGAAAAAACTCTTACTCTACCTGCTATGAAATTTCTGTCTGTAAGAACATGGGATAAGGTAAGAGATTATATCCGGTTCCATGATGATTTGGGACATCTTTGGGACGAGAGAATGAGAAGATGTGATACAGAAAGGGTGGGCAGAGTAGTAAATCATTTCCAAAATGACGATAACGCCTATTTTATGGTTATAAATGCGCCAAACACGGAAGTTCATCTCATTACCGGAGAAATCGGAATCTGTTCTTTATTGACTGGGCAGAGAGGGCATTTTGAACTACCAAGAGTCAGTTATCAAACGAGTAAAGGAAACGTGGTGCTGTTCCCTGATGAAATTATGCCAGTAGATATAAACTTGCTACAACAAGAAATAAACGAAGGCTATATAATGTTAAGTGACGGGAGATATTTACCACCGAAAGAAACGGTACAACAATGTTACAACGCTTTCGGTATAAGGGTTGGCTTAGGTGATAATTGGGAAGATATTTATGATAGTTGGAATAAAGAAATGAAATAAAAATGAAAGATTTACGTACAGCATTTTTGGTAAAATACCCCAAATATGAAATTATACTCAACATGTATAGTAAGGCGAACGATTGCCCGGCAACATGGGAGAATCTTTCAAAAGTCCGATTGCAGGCTTTTGTTGATTATATGGAAGAACGGCTGGCACCAAACTCTGTTCGCCAATATGCCGCCAAATTAAAAGCTGTATTGAACTTGTATAATGA